ATCTAAACCGTAAAAATCTGAATTTGCACCATGGCGTAAACATTACTGATGCCTTTATTGAAGCCGTAAATGAAGATTTAGAGTGGTCACTTATTGATCCACATAGTAAAGAAGTGGTTGAAACCATGCGAGCTCGTAAATTGTGGGAAGAAATCCTTACAACTAGGTTCCGTACAGGCGAGCCGTACATCAACTATCTTGATGAAGCTAATCGTCAAATGCATCCAGCACTACAAGAGCTGGAGCTAAAAATTAACGGCAGCAATCTTTGTAACGAAATTCACTTACCAACAAATGAAGATCGTTCAGCAGTATGTTGCTTGTCTTCTGTAAACTTAGCTAAATTTGACGAATGGCGTGAAGACCCTAATTTTATTGGGGACTTAATTGAAATGCTTGATAATGTATTACAGTTCTTTATTGATCATGCTCCAGATGAACTAGAAAAAACTAGGTATTCTGCAATTCGTGAGCGTTCTTTAGGCCTTGGTGCAATGGGATTTCATGACTACTTAATGGCTAATGGTATTCCATTTGAAAGCAGTCTTGCTATTTCAGTAAACAAAAGAATGTTTAGAGCAATTAAAGGACAGGCTAATGCTAAAACTAGGGACTTGGCAGAAATTCGTGGAGAGGCTCCAGACGCCATTGGTTGGGGAGTCCGTAATACGCATCTTTTGGCTATTGCTCCTAATGCTAATAGTTCAATTATTCTCGGAGTATCTGCTAGTATAGAACCAAGAGCATCAAACTGTTACACCCACAAAACGCGTGTAGGTAGCCATCTTGTTAAAAATCCAGCGTTGATTCCTGTATTAGACCATTACGCTATGAATACAAAAGATATATGGGACTCAATTATGGAAAATGAAGGCTCAGTTCAGCACCTAGACTTTTTAACTCCTGAAGAAAAAGAAGTCTTTAAAACTGCTTTTGAAATTGATCAACGTTGGGTTGTCGAAATGGCACGTAGTCGTCAAGAATATTTGTGCCAGGGACAATCAGTTAATCTATTTTTCCCGGCAGGAGCTGATAAAGGTTATGTTAATGCAGTACATAGACACGCCTTTAAGCCAGCAGATAGCGTAGGTGTACCTTTAAAAGGTGTTTACTACTTACGTACTGAATCTAGTAAAAAAACAGAAAAAGTAAATATTAAAATTGAAAGAGACGCTCTTAAAGATGGTGTTTCAGGTTCTTTAGATACTTGCCTAGCTTGCGAAGGATAAAAAAAGATATGATGTTAGCAGAAACCAGTAGAACTTATAAACCACTACGTTATCCTCAGGCTGAAGAATACCGTCTTCAGTCAGAAGATATTCATTGGATTGTAAAAGAAGTTGAAATGACTAAGGACCTGGAAGATTACAAAGGTGCTTCATTTGAAGAACAAGAATTTATTAAAAATATCTTATCCATCTTTACTCAATCGGACTTTAATGTTGCAGCCGGCTATTTGCCGTTAATAAATAAAATTAAAAACAACGAAGTAAGAGGTATGCTCACTAGCTTCATGGCACGTGAGTTTATCCATCAAGAAGGTTACGCCCACTTAAACGAATCTTTAGGCTTTCCTGATAGCTACTATACGGATTTCTTAGAGCATCAAGAAACCTTAAATAAAGATTCATATATGGCAGAAACTGTATTTGAAAGTTTTGGATTAAAACTAGCCAAAGGAATTCTTCTTGAAGGTATCAGCTTATTTGGTAGTTTTGTCATGCTTAAAAACTTTGAGCGTGTAGGTAAATATCTAGGTATGTGTACAATTAACGAGTGGTCTTTACGTGATGAATCTCTTCACGTTGAAGGCAATGCTTGGTTGTTCCGTACTTGGTGTAAAGAAAATCCAAAAGAAGTAAATGATTCCTTCAAAAAACATATTTACACAATGGCTCGTGAAATTGTAGACATTGAAAAGAAATTTGTTGATTTTGCTTTTGGTACTTATCAACCTCCAATGCTTGCTAAAGAAGAGGTAAAAGATTACATTGAGTACATTGCAGATAGACGACTTTTACAGCTAGGTCTTAAGCCTAATTTTGGTCGTAAAGTAAACCCACTGCCTTGGATGGATGAGTTAAACAACGGTAGCTCATTAGCCAATTTCTTTGAAAAGCGTGTAACTGATTATGCAGTTGCAGGTATGGAAGGCGAGTTTACGTACTAAAAAATGTAAATTATGTGCAATAATATGCGCAAAAAAGTGTAAATTGTAACCTATATGATACAATTTTTACTTGAAGGGGGCTTCGGTCCCCTTAATTATTAAAGAAAGGGAACATTTTTATGCTAAATGAAATACTAAAAGAGCGTGGGAGCAACTACGGTAACTTTCATACTCAAGCAAACTTATCTCAAACTCTAAAATCTATTATTACTCAACACTATATTAGTGTACATAAAGAAGTAATGCCTAACTTTATGGCTGAGTCACTGGCTATGATTTGTCACAAAATTGCCCGTATTGCTAATGGTGATCCAACTTATGTAGATAGTTGGCAAGATATTGCCGGCTACTCACAACTTGTGGTTGATATTTTAAATCAAAGCACTACAGAAAATTCATTACCCGAACAAGAGGAAAAATAATATGGCAGACTTTTCATTTGAAATTCCAAGAGACGCTACTCGTATTTGGGATCTCTTAGTTCCTATCGTAGTCGATAAAGAAACTGATACTATTAAAATTTACTTAACAAACGCTATTGAAGAACCTTTAAACTATAATGAAGCATGTTACATGCTAGATACTGCAACAAAAGATACTGTTGTAGAAATCTATCTTAATACCCCTGGCGGTGTTATTGATTCAGCATTTATGCTAGCCGATGCAATTAAACGAACAAAAGCAACAGTAAAAGCTTATTTGTCCGGTACTGTAGCATCCGCAGGAACCCTAGTTACAATGGTTTGTGACCAAGTAGAAGTAAGCCCCCATTTATCATTTATGATTCATAACTATTCAGGTGGTATGTCTGGTAAAGGCCACGAGATGAAAGCTAGGCAAAAGTTTACCGATGATCATTTGAATGAAGCATTTAAATCTTTTTACTCTGGATTTCTTACAGACGAAGAAATGGGCAGAGTAATAGAAGGTACAGACTTATGGATGAACTCTACCGAAGTTCAAGAACGTTGGAATTCTAGAGTTGACTATTTGAAAGGTAACTAATATGTCAAAAACCGATGAAGAAAACTATTTGGCTGGAGTCTTTGACTCTTTTTCTAATTTAGTAGGTAATGAATCCGTAGAACTTTGTCCTACTGATTCTACTGATATTTCAGTAGGTAAGGCTATAGATGATCATATCTTAGGTCTTTTAAGCTTACCGGAGCTTACACCTCAGCAAGTATCACTTCTATCTGCTTTACTGTCAGGGAGAGATTAATCATGAATCCTATTGAAGGCATTGTAAAGTTTAACACCGACAGAAACTTAACGGAGTACTTACCGTTTTCTGAGTATAATATGCTTATGGAAGAACTTCAGGAGTTTATGTGGGGTGGTGCTAACAATGATGAAACAGAGATGGTAGACGCTCTTTGCGATATCATTGTAGTTGCTACAGGAGCCTTACACAAACTAGGGTATGACCCTACCAAAGCTTTAGGAGAGACTGTAAAAGAAATTAACAGTCGAGAAGGTGACTTTAACAAGTCTACGGGCAAGTGGGAAAAAAATCCTAATCAAGATCCTAAAACTTTGTATAAAGCAAACTATAAAACCTGTAAGAGGTAGTTATGGAATTAGCCATTATTGGAGTAATAGTGGCTTTTAACTTCTTAGTTATTTATGCAAAACTATCTAATAAACGTTATTTAGACGGTATATTAGATGTTACTTTGCTGGCCACTATCTCCATACTATTTAGCGGTACATATGCTGGTCTAGTAGTAGCAACAATTGCTTCAGCTATAATCAGTGTATACCTATTCTTTGTACCACCTAAAATTAAGTTGCCTAAACCGCCTTAATTACCGTTTAGCACCCAGTCTACGGCTTCAACCGAGCTGGGTGTTATTACTCTCATAAAGTTATCAAACGGATTGTAAAATAGGTTACCC